CCAGATGACAAAATCTCCGGTGGTCAAGGATTTGTTTATGCAAGTTCAATTGTAGTTGCCATGAAGAAACTCAAACTCAAAGAGGATGAAGATGGTAACAAGGTTGCTGAAGTAAATGGTATTCGTGCTGCTTGTAAGATTATGAAAACTCGCTATGCAAAACCTTTTGAAAGTATTCAAGTTAAGATTCCATACGAAACAGGTATGAGTCCTTATAGTGGATTGACTGATATGTTTGAGAAGTCTGGTGCATTGAAAAAAGAAGGTAACAGTCTAGTATATACTACTGAAGATGGTGAAATTCTTAAATCATTTCGCAAGGGATGGGAAGCAAACAAAGACGGTATCCTAGATAAAGTCATGTTAGAATATACTGGAAAAACTAAAAAAGTGATAAGTAATGTAACACCTCAGGAGGAAGTTACAGAATGAGTTTAGATGTTATATCAGAAGTTTGGGATGCATTACGTGAACACATTGATTTGAGTGAACGTAATGATGCGGCAGATACACTTGTTAATTTTTTAATTGATAATAATTTTGAGATAGAAGATATCAAAGATGCCTTCAAGGACAAAGATATCACTAAAGCATTAAAAGGTTACGCCAAAGAACATTTCCAAGAAAATGACTACGAAGAAGATGAAGATTTAGATGATTTAGACGAATGGGACTAAATGAATTGGTACACACGCATAACAGTAACTTTGGGTGAGATACCCGATTTTATTCAATACTTTGAATCTGAGTTAGAAAATGCAAAAAAAGAAGTAAAGGTATACGGCAATGTTGAAAAGAACATTGCTGCTATTCCCGGTGTTACAGAACACAGATTCAATCAGTTACAAGAAGTAGAAGCGGTATTAAATTTCTTGAATATTCAATTAAAGAAGATTCGCCGAAAACATTTTCAAAAATATTTAGAAGCGTATAATAGAGCATTGACAAGTCGTGATGCTGAAAAGTATGCTGAAGGTGAAGATGAAGTAATTGATATGGAAGTATTGATTAATGAAGTAGCTTATCTTAGAAATCAATTTCTTGGAATCATGAAGGCATTAGAGTCAAAGAATTTTATGTTAGGTCACATTGTTCGCTTAAGGGCGGCTGGTATGGAGGATATTACAATTGGTTAATTCAAACAACGCAAAACAACTCGCGGCGCAACAAAGCGCATTAAAATCGCTACACGTTACTGGGGCTAACATAAGTCACAATACAATCACAACATTGGGCTCACGTAACCCAGGACTTAATTTAAGTACTGTTACAGGATTGAATGGTAATGTTATTTCAGGAGTGAATAGGAATAGTAATATTTTTTCAGGATTGAATAATTTAAGTGGTTCTGTAACGTGGGATAGTAATAGTAGTACTAATGGTAATGTAAAAAAATACGAAGTGTTTGAAACCTCAGAGGATATTTTAGCATTAAGTGTTACTTGGCATAGATTGCGTCTACTGGGTAATCGTATCATTAATACTATACGACCAACCACACTTACTGATAACATTTTGTTCACTGAAATTAATCAGGAAGATAGAAACCGTGCTGATATTATCCGCGACTACTACAGCAAGAAACTTATAGTTATGACTTTGCGTGGACAAAGGATAAGTAAATTTAGAAAAGATTTGAATACTTTTATTCACGGTGATTGTAAAATAGTCAAAGAAGAAATGATGCCATTAATATTTCGTCTACCTGAATTCTATGATTATGATATTCAGTTGCAGGAAATGTTCAGTGATTTGAATAAACAGTTTGAAGATACCGAAGATCAAGCATATGGAGCAGCATATGGAGGTAAAAAAATCTTAAAGCCTATGAAAAAGTTTGTAGTTAAACTTAGAACAAACAAATTTTCAGAGTACTGGTTAAAGGATGATGATAACAAAGCCTACAAAATTGAAATACCAATTGAAAACAAACTGAATCATCTTTGGGAACACTTTTTTGAGCAAGAATCTATTCCCCTACAGGGACATTTTAGACATATGGAACGAGACGGAATCAACTATTTTCATCTAAAAAACTGGGAAATTGACTTTACCAAAACTTGACATTAAATGGTTTTGGGTATATAATACATACTTAGACAGTTAATTAAAGGTTCAAATGAAGTTTACACTGATCACTGCAAATGGTAAAGTGATGACATTCTTTATTAAATCTGTCGCCGAGACTTATCAACAAGCATACGGCGGATCAATAGTCACTGATGAAATTCTTGCTGAAACTGTAACCGCTTAATTTGACATTAAATGGTTTTGGGTATATAATAGAGTCTTAGATTGATTAACGGAGCAAATATGTCTGAATTCACTACTTGGGAAGAAATGAGCACTTTAGAGCAAATGGCTTCCCAGTACTGGGATATGTACAAGGACGCTCACGGCATCCGCCCTCGCGGCATTGATACGTCCAGCTGGACTGAGGCAGACTTTAACAAGGAATTTGAGGAACTGAACCTCATTTCGGAACTCAACTGTCGCCAGCGTCGGGAAGATGAGCAGGTTGCGGCTAGGAAATTTGAATCTCGGGTAAAAGAATTGATGGAGATCGGTGCCAAGGACCGTGAGATGGCTATGCGTTGGATCCACGAGGCAGAAGGCTCTAACGGTGATGACGAGTTCCTGTGCTATTTGGTTGGCTTGCCCTATCGTTACTTTGCTAAGGTTGCTTGAGGCTGACAATTAATTGAAACAAGCAAATGAAATATATTATTTTGCTAATAACTGTACTACTCACAGGTTGTGCTTCAGGCATTCAACGACCAAACTATGGTTACATGGTACCCATGTGCCAAGGTTTTCACGACAAGGGTGACTTTGCTACCTGGGCACAATGTTCGCAAAGTGTCCGCAATGTTGAATCACAAATTGGTCAAACAATCATAATGAGTTTGCTTAAAAAATAAAAACATTAATCTTTGCAAGTGTATTGCTCCCCACAGATTGTGGCACTTGCTATCAGGCTTGACAATAAATGGTTTTGGGTATATAATAGAGTCTTATTCAGTCAACAACAGGAGCTGATTATGGGTTATAAAGTTGTCGCAGACAAGTATCAGATGGATGAAATGCGTACCAAATATGGTCCGCGTAAAGGTCTAGAAGGCCCCTTCAATTTCACCGGTCGGGTGTTGTATTATGACAACATAGAGGGCGCCTACTACGATCCTACTACGGATTTCTATGTTGAGCAGTCTGAAATGGACATGATCCATCAGCGTATTGTCAATATCCTCAAGGCTTGACATTAAATGGTTTTGGGTATATAATATACTCTTAAACAGTCAACGAATGGAATAGATTATGAAAGCAAAAATCCTGATTACTGGCATTGAGAACATGAGATTGTTTCAGGGTAAGTTGCCCACAAAGCGTTGGGGTTTTTGCGAAATCGTTCGGGAGGTGACGATTGAGCCTTGCCCGCATGGTATGTATCTGGATGGTAACAATGGTTACATCATGGTCAACGGCAAAAAAGTCCCTGTTGTTAACCGTCATGGTGATGCAGTTTTGTTTGAACTCAGTTGCTAAACGGTTGACATTAAATGGTTTTGGGTATATAATACACTTATCAACTCGCAAAACGGAGCAAAAAATGAGCAAATTTGACACACTCGCAGCCAAGATTAAAGCAACCAGTGTTAAGCTGGAGTCTTTGAAGGCAGAATATGCGGAAGCACGGTTGGATGCACTACGGAAAGTTGAAATGACCAAAGTGGGCGAAACGATTACATTGACTTTCAAGAGCCGTGTGTTGAAGGCTACGAAGAACAAGCGTTATGGTCGCTATCGGGTTAAGGAAGGCAAGACTACGCTGATTGACGAATACATGTTTGGTATACATGACCTGCGTTTTTTGGTCGCAACCGGCGGCATTTAACGGTTGACATTAAATGATTTCGGGTATATAATACACTCTTAATCACTTGAAAGGTACTTATGAAAATGTCTCTAGTTGAAATCAATACTTTGATTGCACAAGATAACACTGTTTTTTCTAAAATGCCAACAAGCGAGGGCCAAGTGTCTCGCATTGTGTTTGAGAAAAACTTTCAGGGCCTGCATATCCCAGTACTGACTAAAGCACCCTATTTCGGGCCTGCTAACATCAGTTGTGGGACTGCAAAATTATTTGTAGTGAAAACTGGTGACAAGTCTTACGACATTCACAATAGCAAAACTGCATTCTTGCGTACACAAAAGTAAAACAGCATACACCCAATACTTGACAATAAATGGTATTGGGTGTATAATACAATCTTGTTCAGTTAATAAAGGAATCAAAATGATTACTACTCTTGCACAATTCATCCAGCAATGTGAGGTGTCCACAAATGATCAAATTTATGAAATGTTTGAATTCAATTGCAACGACACGGTCCGTACTGAGGTTTATTTCTGGGCCGATCTTACAAGCCCGGAACCATTTCGTAGTGCTATGTACAATCTAGGGTTCACTAACTATTGACATTAAATGGTTTTGGGTATATAATACACTCTTATTCAGTTAATTAAAGGAATTTATCTATGTCAACAATTCGTATTCTCTCTGGCTCTTATCGCAATAACCCCGTTGCTGGTGAAGTGTTTACACTAGTCAAGGGTTATCAAGTTGGTAAAAAGGGTGGATTCGTTACTGTTAAAAATGACGGTCAATTTGCTGTAGGTGGCCCTCAGGTCCGTGTCAATGTTGAAAGCATTGAAAATATTCAATTTATGAACGGTGAAGTAGTAGAGAATATTGTAGAATTCAATGCAAAGGCAGAAGTGCCCTCAGAAACTGAAGAAGAGGCAATGAATCGTATTGCAACACGTTTTGCAGTACTTGATGAAATGTCTAAGGCATGTATCAGTGGTGACATTCGTGCAATGATTGTTACAGGTCCTGCAGGTATTGGTAAGTCACATGGTGTAAACTTGCAAATGGAAAAAGCAAGTATGTTTGACAGGCTTGCTAGCAAAAAAATTCGCTTTGAAGTTGTTAAGGGTGCTATGTCGGGTATCGGCTTGTTCGCTAAGTTGTACAAATTTAGTGATGCTAAGAATGTTCTTGTGTTTGATGACTGTGATATCTGGGACGATCAAGATGCTATCAACGTATTGAAAGGTGCGCTTGATTCGGGCAAGACACGTAGAATTTCGTGGAATAAAGATTCACGTACTTTGCGTGAAGAAGGTATCCCAAATTCTTTCAACTTCAATGGCTCAGTTATCTTTATCACAAACAAATCGTTTGCTGATAAAAAAGCTGGCAAGATGCAGCCTCACTTAGATGCACTGCAAAGTCGGTGTCACTTTCTGGACCTGACAGTTGATAGTGAACGTGACAAAATGTTGCGTATCAAACAAGTGCATCGTGATGCTGATGGCGGTCTGTTTGCTGACTATGATTTTACTCAAGAGCAAACGGATGAAATCATGTCATTCATTTGGGACAATCATACTAAATTACGTGAGGTGTCCTTGCGTATGTGTTTGAAGGTTGCTGACTTAGTTAAGATTAGTGCTAACTGGCGCGAACTTGCTAAAGCAACTTGCATGAAGAAGGGTTAACTCCCTCACTGTTTATAAGGGCAATGTCAATAAGTCCCTTAAGTACTTAAGGAAATAAAAATGCGTAAGATGGCAACTATTAGAAAGATTGATGCACTGCGTCCCATCGTGGGTGCTGATGCAATTGAATGTGCTATCGTAGGTGGATGGACCTGCGTGGTAAAGAAGGATGAATACACTGCTGGTGATCTGGCAGTATATTGTGAAATTGACTCTTGGATTCCACATGAGGTAGCACCATTTCTATCAAGGGGAAACTTTCCGCACGTATACAATGAAGTCAAAGGCGAACGGCTGCGTACTGTAAAGTTGCGTGGACAATTGAGCCAAGGTCTGTTGTTGCCAATTGCTACGGTTGAGAATCTGATTTACATCGACGGTACACGATTCCAAGTTGAAGAAGGTGATGACGTATCCGAAGCACTTGGCATTGTCAAGTACGAAGCACCAATCCCCGCATCACTTGCAGGTGAAGTCAAGGGCATGTTCCCTTCACGTATTCCAAAGACTGATCAAGAGCGTATTCAAAACTTGTCAACTGAGTTGGAAGAATGGAAGGCTGAAAAGCTAACTTGGGAAGTGACTGAAAAGCTAGATGGGTCTTCAATGACTGTTTACATCATTGACGGTGAAGTTGGTGTTTGTTCACGTAACTTGGATCTCAAGCCGAACAAGGACAATTCACTGTGGGCAACTGCTTACAAGAATGAAATTGATGTAAAGCTGATTCAATCACTTAGCAATCTTGCTATCCAAGGTGAACTAGTTGGTAACGGCATTCAAGGTAATATTTACAAGATGCGTGATCAAGAGTTTTACGTATATGATATCTATGACATTGATGCTGGTCGTTACTTCACTCCTGCTGAACGTGTAGCATACTGCAAGGTATGGGATATCAAGCATGTTCCTGTGTTCAAGACAGACTTTATGCTTACTAACGAGACTGTGGCTGATCTGCTACAGATGGCAGAAGCCAAGAGTGTAATGGGTGACATTTCTGGTCCAGAACGTGAAGGTGTTGTTTACAAGTGCAACGAACGGCAAGTGAGCTTCAAGGCAATTTCTAACAAGTTTTTGCTTAAGGGCGGTGGGTAGTTGTTCTTGAAGCAATAAGGGACTTGGGTCCCTTATTTCCATTGTAGTTGCAATTGCATAAGCAACTATGCTATACTAAGTACTAATATGAAACAATGTAAAATAATCGTCACCGACGAAGTAAATGTAAAAATTACAGGACTTGAACTAACTGAACGCAAAGCACTAGTTAAGATGTTTGAGTACGATGTGCCTGGTGCACGATATCTTCCCGCTGTACGTCTTGGTAGATGGAATGGTAAGGTAAGTTTTTTCAGTTTAGGTGGCAGTAGCTATGTCAATCTATTACCTGAAATACTACCCTTCATTGATAGCCGAGACTATGATATTGAACTAGAGGACCTGCGTACATATAGTACAACGTTTAAGTTTGCAGAAGTGTCCGAGGAAACATTCAAACATAAAAATTGGCCCGAAGGTCATACAATTGCAGGGCAACCTGTTGTATTGCGTGACTATCAAATATCAATCATTAATGAGTTTCTAAAGAACCCGCAATCATTACAAGAGATTGCTACAGGTGCAGGTAAAACATTAATCACAGCAGCATTAAGTTGGTCTATTGAAAGTTATGGTCGTAGTATCGTTATCGTCCCTAATAAAAGTCTTGTAACACAAACTGAAGCCGACTATATCAATCTTGGGTTAGATGTTGGTGTGTACTTTGGTGATAGAAAAGAATACAACAAGACCCATACAATCTGTACTTGGCAAAGTCTTAACAATATGCTTAAGAAAACAAAAGCAGGTGAAGCAGAAGTTGAGATTGGTGACTTCCTTGAAGGTGTGGTTTGCGTCATGGTAGATGAGGTTCACATGGCCAAAGCCGATGCACTAAAAGAACTATTGACTGGTGTAATGAGTAACATCCCAATTCGTTGGGGATTGACTGGAACTATCCCTAAAGAAAAATTTGCAAGTCAAGCTATCTTTATTAGTCTAGGTAATGTTATCAATAAGCTATCCGCGAGTGAATTACAAGATAGAGGTGTACTAGCACAATGTCATGTAAACATTGTTCAACTGCAAGATGGTGTTGAATTCAGTAATTACCAATCTGAATTAAAACATTTGCTTGAAGATGGCAAACGGTTAGATAAGATTAGTCAACTAGTAGATACAATTAAAAACACTGGCAATACATTAATATTAGTTGATAGAGTAGCAGCAGGCAAAGAATTACATAACAGATTAGCCGAACTATTACGTGACTATAAAACAGAGTATGATGTTGTATTCGTATCGGGAAATACTGGTATGGATGAGCGTAAAGAACAATATGATGAAGTTGCTACATCAACTAATAAAATAATTATAGCAACGTATGGCGTAGCGGCCGTAGGTATTAACATTCCGCGAATCTTTAACCTTGTTCTGATTGAACCGGGTAAGAGTTTTGTCAGGGTAATACAGAGTATTGGGCGTGGTATTCGTAAAGCCGAAGATAAGGATCACGTGGAAATTTGGGATATTACAAGTAGCTGTAAATTTGCTAAACGACATCTTACCCAACGAAAAACATTTTACAAAGAGGCTAACTACCCGTTTGATGTTGAAAAACTTACATATAAATGATAGAATAACACTATGAGAATTTTGACCTTAGATAACGAATACTATAACTTAGAGACTTTGCCCGAAGAAATAGATGATTTACGATTTGCGATACTAGATAACAGTAACCCAAGTAATGTAGATTATCATTATATCCCATTAATCTTTTTAGAAAGTTTTAACGCTCCGGCACTTGTATTAAAGATTGGTAAGCATACAATTAAGATGCCAGTGGATTGGCAGATATTGATTGGTGAAAAAGAACATGGTGATTTAGAAACATTGCCCTTAACAAGTATCAATGACAGAGGATTTAATGCATTTGAGTTTAATCCCCTAACTAGTTTTAGTCCTACATTTCTACCCATTGAGATTGTAGATATCTATCACGATGTAACATGGTATGCTCCGCGATTGCGTAATGGACAATTCTTATGTGTACCACTGAATGATGGACCTAAACCTGAATGTGTTTATTTTGTAAAAGAAATTAGTCGTAATTGTGAGATAGTAGATTATTCACAAGCGTTTTAATTATGGCAACGAGAAAAGCAGCAGTCCCGGTTGATGAAAAGTTTGACAAACAAGATTTAGACTTGTTTGAGGTCCTTGCAGCATTGGATAAAAAGGATTATGATTTCTTTGACAGGTTATCACCTGAACAACAAAAGAAGTTTGTGCCTTTCACAATGATCCAATGGCTAAGTGCTATTAAAGGTGGTGAAGGATTGAGCAGATACTATGTAATGAGTACAGCAGAGTATGCAAACAAGTATCTATTCAACGAAAATATACAGAAGCATCCAAAATTACAATGGCTAATGATGTGTGCAAGTAGCCCGGGAGTAGGTAAACAATATCATCAGTGGATACCTAACATTAGTCCTAAGGTAAGTAAATTACAAACACCAGCTAAACTAAAAGATATCAAAGAGTATTACAAGAAGATATATCCCAAAGCAAATGGTGATGATATTGATGCGGTTAGTGAAGCGTTTGTATCTGGACAAAAGCGCAAACTTAAATTAGCAGAATTGTTTCCTAATATGAAACTGAGTGATATTGAGGCATTAAATGAAACTATTAGTGATGAGCAACTTAAGCAATATGAAAGAGACCTCGGCAATTGATAAGCCAATGAAGTATGGCTGCGAATTTTGTAAGAGAGAATTTCTCAAAGAGTCAACCACGCTTAGGCATATATGCGAACCAAAACGTAGATGGTTAGACAAAGATAATCACGGTAATAGAATTGCATTCCAATGTTGGTTAGATTTTTATAAAAAGAACTCAGCAGGTAGAAAGAATCGCACACAAGAAGAATTTATTCGTAGTGCATATTATGTAGCTTTTGTTAAGTTTGGTAACTATTGCGTTAGTATTAATGCAATTAATATTCCACAATACATTGATTGGCTATTGAAGAATCAGATTAAGATTGACAATTGGTGCAGTGACAGCACTTACACCAAGTATCTGATAGAGTATTTAAGGCATGAGGATCCATTTGATGCGATACACCGTAGTGTAGAGAATTGTATCAGCATGGCTCAAGATGCAAACATACAACCGCATGATATGTTGCGTTATGGAAATGCAAATAAAATATGTTATGCTATCACAACTGGTAAGATTAGCCCATGGCTGTTGTATCAAAGTGCCAGTGGTACCCGTTTTCTAGATACATTAAATGAAGGACATGTTAAAATGATTATAGATTATATCAACCCGGAACAATGGGCAATTAAGTTTAAGCGAGATATAGATGTTACAAAACGAGTCAACACCACTCTTAAAGATGCAGGGTACTAGAGTTCGTATATCATGGACTGTAAGTAGCGGCATCCCTACTTGGAACGACACTTGTGCTTGGGCAATAGAAAAGTTTGGATTGCCCGGTGATAATTTTAACACACATTGTACAGAAGATTATATGGATTTAATATTCAAAGATGAGAAAGACGCAATACATTTTGCATTGAGGTGGTTATGAACAAGAATACAAAAAACAAAAGTCTTGTCAATACAAGAACGTTTTCTACTCTTGAAAATTCAATTGCTGATGAAATGTCAGCAGAAATAGCAAGAGAAATTGATTGGGAAATAACGTGTGAGCTACTAGAACAATGGGGCTGGACGCGGGTAACACTTAACAATCATCCAACTAAACAGAAAACTCAAACATTGAAAGAATGGACTGATGTTAACTGTAAAAGTAAAGTTCAATCACTCGGTAATCTTTGGATGTTTGAACAGAAATCTGACGCAGCTTGGTTTATGTTGAGGTGGTTATGAAGAAGAAACGTGCTATGGCTAACGCAAAATGTTTTTATGATGCAAAATGTTTTTATTATTCTATGTTTGAAGATTTTAATAACAATGCAAAAAGACTTGAAACCGGTTATGCTGAACATCAACCAAAGTGGCCTTATTGGGTTGAACCGCGGCACTACTCTAAAACAGCATGGTTAGATATGAATGTTTGGATGATAGACACATTTGGCAGCGGAAATTGGGGCTTACCTAATTGTCGCTGGGTAGGAAGTGATCGTAAGTATTGGTTCCGTGATGAATCAGATAGAACTTTTTTTATATTGAGGTGGTCATGACTTTAACAGTAGACGATATCTGTCTCCATGCTCCTCGGTGTGAGTGTATGGAGTGGATGTATGTGACTGTACCTGATTATAACACTTATTACAAAGCTAGTAGTTGGTTACGAGATATACGCAAGTATAAGTTGATCTGTGTTAATGGTGTATATGAAGGTCCTAGACTCACTGGTGCCTTTAGATTTAAGTTCTTGTGTCAGCAAGAGTATATTTGGTTTATGTTGAGGTGGTCATGAGAGTAGAGTTTC